GGTCTGATCGAAAAGGCACTGGGTTTGCCGGGTATTGGTCTGCGCCTGCAACAACTGCGCTCGCAGATCCTCGGTGTGGTGTCCGGTATTGGGTCGATGGCCAAACGGCCGTCGGGGGCATTTGATCCTCTGGTCGACCTGATGCGCACGCCCTCGGAGATCCGTGGGGCGATCCAGGGCAGCACACCCAGTTCGTCGACAACGCTGCTCACTCGTACTGGGATACCCGCTGCTTTACCAGGCAATGCCAGTCTGACAGCGGATGCTGCGCGGGCGGGCGCGGGCTTTTTGATCGGTGCGCGCCAAGGCGTGACACCCGTCGTCGCGCCGCTGATCGAGGGCGCACCTGCTATTCCAGGCAGTATCCTGGTACTACTGCCCAATGGCATGCCGGATGATCCGGTGGCCGCTAGCGGTTTTGCCCTGGTCGTCCTGGTCATAACCGAACTGGCCTTGGCTCACGCCCAGGCGGTGGCCACCGTCATCGAGGACGAAGCCGACACGCCGACCTTGAGTCCACTGGAACTGGAGGGCCTGGTTAACCTGGTGCGCTCACTGGTGCAATCTTCCATCCTGTTGCACCGTCACCTCTACGATGTGGAGACCGCCCGGCCGATCATTGAGGCGTTGCGCAACGTCGCCGCGTTGATCCAGGCCCGCGGCCGACAGGTCATTTTGCAAAGCCCTCCGATGCAGGACCGTGTGGTTGAAACCCCGGCAAGCCTGCGTTTGTTGGCCCACCGCTGGTACGGCGACCATACCCGCGCCGCCGAGCTGATCCGCCTCAATCCCAGCTTGAAAACCCCACATAACATTGAAGCCGGAGAGGTGCTGCGTGCCTACGCCAAGTAACGTCCTGGACGAATCCATACGTCTGTCCATTGGTGGCCTGGCGCATGAAGAGTGGGACGGCTGGTCAGTTGAGTCCGACCTGCTTACTGCTGCTGACGGTTTCGAGCTGGAGCTATACACCAAGGATGCCACTCGATTGCCAAGCGTACTGGCCGAGGGCGCGCCTTGCTCGCTGACCTTGGGTAAGGATCGCGTGTTGACCGGCCAAATCGACGAGTTTGAACACGACATCTCCCGTCAGGGTATCTCTATGCGCATCACCGGCCGGGACCGTGCGGCTCCCCTGGTCGACTGTTCGGCGCCATTCGTATCAATGCGTGAAGCCACGCTGGCGCAGATCCTGGATCAGGTCGTAAAGCCGCTGGGCATCACCCAAATAGAGATCCGTGCCGCCCAGGCCAAGACCAGGCGCCGTGTTCAGGTTGAACCTGGTCAAAGTGCATGGGAGGCGTTGCTCCAGGTTGCCGAAGCCAATGGCTTATGGCCGTGGGTCGAGCCTGACGGCCGCCTGATCATCGGTGGGCCTGACTACAACACCGCGCCAGTCTGTACGCTGATCATGCGGGAAGACGGCGTCGGCAATAACGTGCAGCGTCTCAGTGTACGGCGTTCTATCGCCAACCGTTACAGCCAGATCACCGTCCTGGGCCAGCACGGCCAATACGACAATGACGGTCTGGACACCAAGCGTTCCCACTTGCGATCCGTCATCCAGGACGAAACCCTGGCCCGGCGTGGGATCTTCCGGCCGAAGGTGATCATCGACAGTTCAAGCGAAAACCAGGACATGGCCACGACCCGTGCCCGCAAGTTGTTGGCTGATAGTCGCCTAGAAGGTTTCGAGATCCGCGCCGTGGTCATGGGGCATCGTGCCGATAATGGCCAAGTTTGGAGCCCTGGCCAGCGCGTCATTGTGCGTAGCGAACCCCACGGGCTGGATGCGACTTACTTCCTGATGGCCCGCACCTTGCGCCTGACTCGTAGTGACGGGCCTATAACTGAGCTGCGGTTGCGTGAAGACAAAATGTGGGTGCTGGACGGCAATCCCACCAAGAAGCGCAAGGGCAAGAAAGCTAACCCGGATGCGGCGTTTATCGAAATGATCAAGGGTCTCTAATGAGTAATATGGCGCGCCTAGTGCGCGATCAGGTCAGTCGGATAATGAGCAATGTTCGCCAGGCCTTCCGAGGTACAGCGGCACGTAATACCCATGGCACATTGATAGGCATTGAAATGGAAGGGCTTGCGGGCGAGTCGGTTTCCGGCGAGCTGATGCAGCACTACGGGTTCAGCTCTGGGCCGTTGCCTGGCGCTGAATTTATCGCAATTCCTGTAGGCGGTAACAGCAAACACACGGTTGTCGTAGCCAGCGAGGATGGGCGTTATCGGGTCGTGGTCAAAGATGGCGAGGTAGCGCTGTATACCGATGAAGGTGACTACATTCACATGAAGCGCGGCCGGTTGATTGAGATTGAAACCGACACCCTGCTGGTCAAGGCAAAGACCAAGGTGCGCTTTGAGACTCCCCTAGTCGAAATGAGCGGGGACATTAAGGCTGCGGGAGAGATCGCGGACCATACGCGGACCATGCAGGCAGATCGGCTGATTTATAACGGACATAACCATGGCGGTGGCCCAGTGCCGGGTCAACAGCAGTAAACCGAAAGCACCCTGAGAAATTCTTAAACCCCGCTGATACTCGGTGGCTTTTGTGTGCGCGTCACTATGCCAGCCTATGGACGCAGGCATAAACCCAACCACTGGCGACTTGACGGGCCAGCGTATCAATACGCTGGGCAACGCCGTTTACATCCGCCTTAAGACCCCCCTCGGCACCTGGTGGAAAGACACCACAGTGGGTTCCCGCCTGCATGAGCTGAAACGCTCCAAAGACCTGCCACGGGTTGGCAAGCTCGCCAAGCAATACGCCGAGCAGGCGCTCCAGCCGCTGCTCGATGACGGTCGCGCCCAGGACATCAGCATCACTGTCGAGCAGCCCCATAACGGCTGGCTCAACCTGCAAATCGACATCACCGACGCCACCGGCAATCCGCAGGTATTTCGTCACCCTGTAAGAGTGAATTGACATGGCCTATACCGGTCGCTCCCTGGACGCCATTCTGCGGGACATCCTGCGTGATATTCGCAATCTTCAAGCCGAAGCCGATATCGGGCCAGACAGCGATAACTACGTCCGGTCTGCCGCTGTAGCCTCGGCTATCGAAGGCCTTTATCAGAAGCTGGCTTGGTTGTACCGGCAGATATTTGCGGACACCGCCGACGAAGAAGAACTACTTCACACTGCCGGGCTCCGTGGGGTTTTCCTCAAAGACCCGGTAGCAGCCACTGGAAAAGCGGCCTTGAAGGGCACGGTAGGTGTTGAGCTGCTGCTCGGCGCCACCCTGAAACACGTCATCACTGGCGAACTGTTCACAGCCAAGGCTAGCGCGAAGCTTGGCACTGATGGTGCCGCTTCCGTCCTGGTCGAGGCCCAGACAGTGGGCGCAGCCCTCAACGACCTTACCGGCGCTTTGATCCTCACCAGTCCCCCTCTAGGTATGGATGCTAACGCCACATTCGTCGACAAGACCACGGGCGGCGAAGACCAGGAGAAAATTGAATCACTCCGGGCGCGTTACCTGGACATAATCCAGTCGCCTCCGGCCGGGGGAGCCAATTACGACTACCGTCGTTGGGCACTAGAGGTGGACGGAGTTGCCGACGTCCTGGTTATCCCTAGGCGCCGTGGTGGTGGCACTGTCGATATCGTCATTACAGGCAGCAACGGCGCACCATCCGCCGAGGTGATTGCAGCGTGCTTGGCACATATACAAAACCAATGCTCAGTCATCGCCGACGTATGGGTGTACGCACCTACAGAGCGCACCGTCGACTCTGCTGCCAAAGTTGAACTCTCACCCGACTTCACGTTGGCCGAGGTGCAGGCGGCAGCACAAAAGGCCTACAACGTTCTCCTGGGCGCATTGAAGCCAGGCGACACAATCAAGCGCTCTCAGATTGAAGCGATGATCAGTAACCTGGCGGGTGTGCTGGATCGGGCTGTCACTGCTCCGGCTGGCAACGTCAAGGCATCCGATGATCCCACCCTGATCGGTTGGATTCGCCCTGGAGTCATCATCTTGGGGCTGCTGCAATGACTACGCTGGCCGATCAACTCCGGCTGCTGCTGCCCCCGGTTTCATACGACGGTACCGCTCCATATCTGTCGGCCACCATTGAAGCCGAGGCGAATGCCATGGACATGGCCGATGCCCAGGCAAGTACGGTTTACAACACCATCTTTCCCGACTCCGGAGAAGGTCTTGCCGATTGGGAGCGCGTGCTGGCCTTGCCTGACCCGTGCCTGGTCGGACAAGCACAGACCGTCGGCCAGCGCGTGCAAGCCGTTGTTAGCAAGTTGTCAGGCCGTGCTGGACAGAGCAAATCTTTTTTCATCGCCCTGGCTAAGTCCCTGGGGTACGACATAAGCATTACCACCTTTAGGCCCGCCGTAGCGGGTATCGCGCGAGCAGGTGACGCCATCAATGGAGGCGATTGGTCATTCACATGGCGTGTTAATGCACCCGCAGTGACAGTCAGTTATGCCCGCGCAGGCGCAACTGGAGCCGGTGATCCTTTAGCTGCGAGATCGGAAGAGCGTCGTGTAGGGAAAGAGTGTAGATCTCGGTGGTCG